TTTGAGCGATTTACAATATAGTAAAATTAGCACGAAGTCGGTTATTGGGTTTAGTGAATATGCTCGTTATTTAACTCAATCATCTAATGCTCCTGTTTTTGCTCCAAATTCTACAAATACTATTACGCTACAAAATATTCAAATTAATCAAGTCCCGTCATTAATATGTGTAAATGTCGCAGTGCCTCAAAGTTCAAAAAATTGGGGTTATACTGATTCATTTTTTAAAATAAATAGTGTATCAATCACGTTTAATAATCAATCCGGTTTAATTGCGAGTGCCGATATAACTCAAATTTTTGAATTATCACAAAAATGTGGTTCTACTCAATCATTTTATGCGTTTAACGGAAAAGCATTAGCAATTCAAAACGGTCAGTCTGTTCTGATACCGACTTTAGGATCATTACTTGTAATTAATCCATCTCTTGCCCTTTCTTTACCTCCTCTACTTTCTAATAGTTCTATTGCTCAACTGAATCTACAAATTACTTTAAATTGCACGAATCAATTTGGTTTTTCAATTCAACCAGAAGCAACAATAATGTGTATTAATAGCGGTTATGCTGTGTCTGAATTAGGAAGCACATCCTTTTTTACTGCTGTTCTTGACCGTGAAATGGTTCTACAAACTAAATCAAGTGATGAACATCACGATATTATTGACCAAGAATTATATTCTCAACAAGTAGGAGGAAAAATGTATAGTTTCGGTGCTATGTCTAAATTCCATAAATCAGGTAAAGGAGGAATGAGACCAGAAATGAAATCTGAAGAAGGTGGAAGAAAACATATGAGTAAATCAAAATTATCAAAATTATTAAAATAAATTGTTTATAAATGAAAAATAATATTTTAATTATTATTTAATTATTTTTTATTATTTTTTTTATAATATATATATATATATATATTATGAGTAAAATGTTATCTAACCAAAAAATTATTAACGAGATAAAAGCAAGTCAAAGAGATTTTGTAAATACAAGACCAGAAATGATTTTTAAACCATTTGTAAATAACAGAGCAGAAAGAGATTATAATTTAGGAGATAGAGGAAGAGGAATAATGAGAGATGTTGTAGGTGGTTATAAATCATTAGGACAACACCCGAGATATTCAAACTCAATAAACGCAAATACAGCATATCCTGATCCATTATTAGGAGGAGCGGTAAATCGTCCATTATATAGAAATTATGCGGAATTTAATAATAGAGGTGGAGCATTATTAGAAGAAAATATGCCTTTAACTGGTGGTTATCATTCTGATAGTGATTTTCATTCTGAAAGTGATGATGAATGTTCATCTTCTGAATATGAAACTGAATCTGAATATGATTCTGAATGTGATGATATGGAAGGTGCGGGAGTTTATGATGATTATATTAAACCAGTAGGGAACACACTAATGAATGTAGGTAAAGAAGTTTTTAAAGAAGTTGTTGTTCCAGTTGGAAAAGAATTATTAAAAGATGCTATTATTGGTCTAATGAGTGGAGCAGGTATGAAAGGTGGAAAAATTACAGGAACTAAAACAGAATTTATACATATTCTTAAAAAAATTAATCCTAAAATTCGTATGAATGAATTAAAGAAGAAAACACAACACGAACTAGCAAGAGAATTATATAAAATTTTAGAATTAGGTATGCATCCAGAAGATTTAAAAACTTTACATTTATTAGATGCTTACACAAAAGCAAGTAAAAGAGGAGGATTAGGTGGAACACAAAAAGAACTACAAAAAATATTAGTTGCTATGTATCCAAAATTAAATTTAGAAAATTTATCAAAACAAGAAATTATTGATAAAATAAAAGGACACGTTGATAAAACAGAAAGTAGTAGAATAAAAACTAATGAAAAAAGAAAAGGTAAAAGAAAAAATGTTAAAAATTTTAGTTCTTTACCTGAATATTTTGAACCAGAAATAGAACCACAAATAGAACCAAAAATAGAAGAAGAGGTTGTTTTTCAAGAACCTGAACCAGTAAAACAAACTAAAAAAAGGGGCAGACCTAAATCAGATAAACCAAAAGCAGAACCTAAAAAAAGAGGCAGACCTAAATCAGATAAACCAAAAGCAGAACCTAAAAAAAGAGGCAGACCTAAAATTGAAAAATTAATAACAGAACCTAAAGAACCTAAAAAAAGAGGTAGAAAACCTAAAAGTAAATTGGATGAATTAGATGATATGTTTAAAGATATATTAGAAAAAAAAGAAGATATTATTCAACCTGAACCAGTTAAAAAAAATATAAAAATAAAAGTAAAAAAAACTAAAGGAGCAGGAATAAAAAAAATTGTTGGAACTAAAAGAGGAGAAAAGGTAAGAGGTGATGTTGTAGCAGAAGTAATGAAAAAACAAGGTTTAAGTTTAGGACAAGCATCTAAATATGTTTCTGAACATAATTTATATTAAATTTTTACGGGATTTTCAGTTTTCCTTTTTTATAAATAAAGATTTTTGAAAATCCAGTAAAAAAATAATTATTTTAATTTAAAAAAAATATTATATAAATATAATATATATATATAATATGGATAGAATTTCTCAATTAAAAAAAATACAAAATGAAGGTTTAGAACTTTTTACTAAAAAAAATATTGATTATGGTGATGCTTTTTCAAAATATGGGGCGATTGGTGTTTTAATGAGAATTGAGGACAAATTACAAAGATATATGTCTATTACTAAAAATGGTGTAAATTTAATAAATGATGAAGGATTAAGAGATACATTAATCGATTTACATAATTATAGTGCTATGTGTTTAATGTTAATTGATGAATAATTTATTTCTTTTTTTCAAATAAACTATTTAACCATTCTACATTATCCCGTAAATTACTGTATTTTCCCCATAAAAGATAAGCAGAAAATACGCTTGGTGATGCTTCTAAATTTGAAATTAATTCATTTTCTCTTTTATTTGCTATATGTCTTAACCAGTAATTCATCCTCTTTACTTTATTTTTATGGTCAATATACGTTTCACCATCTTTTAATCCAAAATCATATTCATCTCCATTATCTAAAAAAACTTTAAATCTTTTATCTTTTTTTTTGCTTTTTGTTATATGAATAATTTTCATTATATATATAATATATATAATATAATATATATAATATGTTAAAATTTCCTTGTAATAAATGTTGTGTAAATCAATATTATGAATTTAAAAATATTCTTAATAAATATTATGAACAAGAAAAACAAATTATAATTAGATGTTGTTTAATTATTATATATTTATTTTATTTTTGTAAATAATTCAGTTGGAATATAACAATAATCTTTAAATTCATTGATTCCTCTATCTCGTCTTCCACCTGAACGATAATTTAATTTGTCATTTGGATCATATTTATAACTAAATAATCCATCTTCAAAATCCATAATAAAATATATTTCTTTTTTGGATTTTTTTGCTTTTTCTATTTTGTTTAAACCAATCATATAATCTTTATATTTATCTGATTTGAAATTCCTTTTTTTTAATTCAATTGTAATATTATCACTTGTAAAATCAAATGTTGAAAAACGATTTGTTTGTTTCAATTTAGGATCATTAAAATGTTCTTTAAAAAAGTCATAATACTTGTCTTCAGTTTTTTTACCCTCATCATAAGATTCTTTGAAAAACATTTTTATATATATAATATAATTAGATATTTTTTTTTTCTAATTAAACTTTATAAGGAAAATATAAAGTTTAAAAAAAACTGAAAATCCCGTAAAATCCATATTATATTTTTATAGATTTTTTTACTGGATTTTCAGAAATCTTTATTTATAAAAAAGGAAAAATGAAAATCCAGTAAAAAAAATAATATTTTATTGTTGTTTTCCTAAATTTTTAACAAATTGTATTTCTTTTTCTGCTATCATTACCATAGGATAAGTTTTTAAAATTGTTATTGCTCGTCCTTCAATATTATCAATTGCTTCTATCTGTTTTTTATTTAATCCTAAATACTGATTTAATAAATAACTTTTCGTTCTACCTCCTAACGTTTGATTAAAAAACGTAATTGAAGATGCTTCATTTAATAATGGTTTTGTCTCAACACCATTACAAGCGATATGAGATAAATAAATTAATGACGTATTTGTATGTCTTCCAGTATTTAAAATTTTTATTAATAATTCTTTTAATTTTAATTTCATTTTTTTATCTGTTATACAATCCACATCATCCCAAATAGTTAAACTATTTTTTAAATCTTCACATTCTAATGTTTCTTCTAAAAAA